ACGAGCCTTGCAGGTAACTCAGCAACCATTCCTGGCCTCGTAGGAGGAAGTAATAAAACCGCATCAGGTTATCAGACAAGAGCTGGAATCATCCCTCAGAATCATAAAGGACTTGTCATATTCGAAGAATTCGGTAAGTCCAACTCCTCAGTGATAACAGAACTCACAGATATCAGATCCAGCAACGAAGTCAGAATAACAAGAGTAGCAGGAACATTAACTCTTCCTGCGATGGTCAGGATGATATCACTTACCAACCCGAAGAATAAGAATGGAAACATTCAGTCAATAGCATCTTACCCAGATGGTATAGCAATTCTTCAGGACTTGGTAAAGGCTGCAGAAGATATTGCCAGATACGATATGATAGTGATTCTGCCAGACAGAGGAAATGCTCAAATAGATCCGACATGGCTGCCAGAAGAACCATTAGATGAACAAGTCTACAGAGATAAGATCAGATGGGTATGGTCGAGAACAGCTAACCAAATAGTCATAGACAGAGAAACTCAACTATACATCGTAAACATTTCCAACCAGCTTAATCAGAAATACGAAGGTCATATAAAGATATTCGGAACTGAAGCATGGAAGAAACTCAGTAGACTTTCCATCGCAATAGCAGCTTACGTATGTAGTACAGACGAATCATATGAAAACATAATCGTAAAAAAAGAACACGTAGATTATGCAATGAGATATCTGATTAATCTCTATGACAACCCTACATTCAGACTGAAAGAATATGTAGATTATGAACGTCAGTATACAGAAATCGATGAAGATGGAGTAAACGCACTCCAGGATGTCTATAACAAAGAACCAATGCTGGTACTGCAACTTGAAAGATGCAGGTCAACAAGTAAGAACATCTTGATGGCTGCAACAGGTATGGAGCAGAAAGACCTCAACATAATGCTGAATCGAATGACAAAACTGTTATTCGTTAAGTATCACGACTCAGAGATAATCCCAACTGAAAGATTCAGGAAGGGTCTGGGAAGGATAAGACGAGATACTTATGCTCCAAGATTAGGAGAAATCAATGCTCAAATTCCAATGGAAGACCCTCACGATCAACTCGCATTCTGACTTCGAAATACTGAAGAGAATCGTAGAGGATGTAAAGCCTGAATATGGAGCAGTCGATACTGAAACAGATGGTCTTCATATTAAGGAGAGTAAACCATTTCTAATACAGTTCGGATTTCTTGATGAAAAAAGACTGAGAGGTTATACCTTCGCCATAGATCTGGAAAACAATCCAGAGGCAGAAGACGTCCTCACCTACTGGGAATCAGTAGCGCATACTTTGAAGATTTATATGGGACATAATATCAAGTTCGACTTGCATATGCTTGCCAATATAGGTCATGAATACCGGGACACGAACCTATCTGACACGATGTTCTATATACGTTACGGACACGATGCGCTTCATCCAGAAGAAGGAGGACCACCTCTCGGTCTTAAAGAATATGCAACAAAGTATATCACAAGAGATGCAAAACTGCATGAAAACAAGTTAACAAGAGAGAAAACAGATATCGCAAAGATGTATAACAATCGACTGAAACATATGTTGAATCAGTCAGGAGCAAAAGTTCCAGAAGGATTCAAGGATAAATCATTTACCTTAAAGGTAATCAATGAGATGTTCAAAGATTGTATATTCGATATCTCAGACCTACCAGAAGATATGAAAGAACCATATCTCGACTGGCTTCACTCTCTCCCACTCTATCTGCAGCATAAAGTTCAGTCTTTAGTTCAGTCAGATATGATTAGATATAACGACCTGAATCGTGAAAACCTGATAACGTATGCACATTACGACATCATATACACTCTGGAGATATGGGCTTCATTAAGACATATCATAGAAAACCGTCAGCAGGAACAGGCGATTTATGTAGAAAATAAATGCATCCTGCCGTGGTACGACATGGAGTGTACAGGATTCCACGCAGACCGTGAATATCTTGAAGAATCACGAAGGAAACTTAAAGCTTACATCCAGAAGCAGAGAAAAGAATTCTATGAACTTGCAGGACAAAAGCTGACTATAAGTCAGCACGCAACTCTAAAGAAAATTTTAAGGGAAAAATTTAACTTAGAAATAGATAAGACAAATGATGAAACATTATCTTTACTTAAAACTAAGTTAGATGAAGATAATCCAGCACATAGATTCATTACCCTACTTCAGGAACTCAGGACAATGGAGAAATGGTATGCAGTATATATCCTGCGTTTCCAGAAAGAACTAAGAAATACAGACTATCTGTACACAACAATCAATCAGGTAGGTACTGTATCAGGAAGGATAACATCAGACTTCCAGCAGTTCCCAAAGAAAGGAATCAAGACAGAAGATGGTGAAGAGATATTCCATCCAAGAAGAGTTATTAAAACAAACTCAGCTCTGGTATATCTCGATTATTCACAGATCGAATTAAGATTTCAAGCACTCTATACGATTCTGTTAGGCAAGCCTGATATGAATATGTGCAGAGCATACATGCCATTTGAATGTTACAGAATAACGGAAGATCCAAATGAATTATCAGTAGGCACTAAGTGGGGAATAACATTTAAAATGGCCTCTCCAGCGCATATTAAATTCGATCCAAGTAATTCTGACCACATCAAACATTACAAAGATTACAAATGGTACCACTGCGAAGACGGTACTGAATGGGAACCAGTAGATGTTCACGGTGCAACTACACTCGCAGCATTCCCAGGCTTAAAGAAAACAGATCCTGAATTCCATGACCTGAGATACATAGGTAAAAGAGTAAACTTCGCAAAGAACTACGGAGCTGAACTAAGCAGAATAAAGCAGATGTTCCCAGAGAAAACTCACGAAGAATGCGTAATGATAAATGACGCATACTATAAAGCTTTCCCTGGAATAAAAAACTATCACGAATACTGTAATGAAAGAGCAGCAGCCTACAGCAATACAGAAAACTTATTCCATGTACGTTATTACAATGTCAGTGGACATAAGCTGAAGAATATGCTGATTCAAGGCAGCGCAGCATTCTTCCTGAAATGGAAGATAGTACAGCTCTACGATTACATGCAGAAAAATAATATCAAAACGAGATTCCAAATGCAGATACATGATGAGTTGTCATGGGAATATGATCCGTCAGACCCGCCTGAAATATTCTTCAAATTCAAAGAAATAATGGAAGACTGGCCTGCAGGAGAAATTCCAGTAATAGCAGATATGGAAGTGACAACATCAACATGGGCTGACAAAGTGGAAGTAGAAACCATTGATGAACTAAAGGAGATTATCAAATGAGTTACAGATACATTCTCGCATTTGACCCATCAGGAAATTTCCACGAAGGAAAAGGAACTACAGGATGGGTCGTAATGGACCACAAGGAGAACCTGCTCGAAAGAGGATACATCTCAGCTAAACAGTACAGATGCCCTGAAGAATTCTGGCAGGCACACTTAGACCTAATAGACAAATATCACAATATGTATAGAAACAATCTGATAGTAGTTATGGAAGACTACGTGCTCTACCGAGATAAGAGCAGTGATCAGACAAACAGTAAGATGGAAACCTGCAGACTGCTCGGACTGATGCAGTGGAGATGCTGGGTACTCAAACAGCCTTACACCCTTCAACTCGCAGCATCAGTAAAAGTAAGATGGTCGGACGAACTCCTGTATCGAGAGAGGATTATAAGGAGAGACGGAAGAAACATCATCCATAACAAGTCAGGTTTATCTCTAGGACTGATTCATACACGTGATGCATTCAGACACGCTATACATTACGCAGCTACACGTAATCATCCGTCAGATCAGACAAATAGAGATTTCGGTTATAGACCGAAGAAATACGTTAAAACAAGGAAGTACAAATATGATATGGAAGACGACTATAATACCACAGATTATCATGATTCTCGTTATGGCAGAAACTTTGATAGTGAATACGATACATCATGGTGAAATGCGTAATGAGAAGTATGACATCAGGATAGCTATAGTATCAGTCATATTTGAAGCATCTATTCTTACATGGGGAGGATTCTGGTCATGAAGATATTAATCATAGCATTAGGAACAATATTCGGAGTTATTTATATCTCAGCAAATGAGATAGGCAAATTCATAGAAGATATCAACCCTGATGGTTGGTACGACATGGGTGAAGACTTCGATGACATGGAGGAAACCTATGGAGATAGAAACAGTAAAAGAACACTGTAAACATCCTGATTGTCAATACAGGACCAAACTAGGCTCAGGGTATAGGACAGAGATGTGTGCGTATATTTTATACGAGTGCGAACCAAGACGTGACCCTATCAGCCAATGTACAAAATACAAGCCAAGAGAAGAACGTATGAGAATGAGTCCATACGATGTGTTAGAAGGAGTACCGTATGACAAAGAACGCACTGATTAAAGACAAAGAAAGAATGGATGAGATTGCCGAGAGAATAGCTTTCGGCAATCCGGTCCGTCTGGTAACAATGATGTACTGGCAAGCTGTAGCTATCGGTCACATACTTGAATGGATAGTTACAAGAAAGGAGAAGTCATGAGCGTAAGTTTATGTGAATACAATCCTAAATACTGTGATGGAGGACCATGCCCGGGAGATTGTGATCTCTGCAATAAATGGCAGGAGTTTCCAGAGGAGGAAGACGATGAAGCAGATAACATTTAATCCAAACAACGAATCGTATTACTCCGAGGATTTTATTAAAGGCTTTGAGTGTGGAGCACAGAGACAGTTTGAAGCTGACAAGGCAAACAAACCACAAACTGATTGCACAACTTGTGAACATTACAACGATGTGGGCGATTGGTGCAAAACTTGTGGAATGAGCCATTACACTCCGAGGATGAAAGGAGCAGACGATGATGAAATATAATGACAGACCTGATGCATACATTAACGCAAAAGACCTTGAAATAGCCATAGTCAAAGCGACTTCTTATGGTGATGCGCTTGATGCGGTGAGAGAAGCACCAAGCATCAAAATCGTCCGTTGCCGAGAATGCAAGTACGATGGAACTTGGAAGTGTCCATGGCGAAACACGCAAGTTCCACGCTATCCGAGTACCAATGACTTTTGTTCATACGGAGAAAGAGAGGACAAATAATGGAATTTAGAGCACGAAACATAGTACGTGATTACATAATGAAGCATCTTGATAAATCAGATGACATTCCAGGATTTGATTTGTACACCGTTTGGAAATGCAAGATCCTACAGAATTGGAAGTTTCTTATGTCAAGCACTCTTCCTGATGGGATGTATTATGAAATAACATTTAATGGAGATAAAAAAGAATGGTATCTCGACGCTTATAAAAAGTTTGAGAATGTGGTGGTCGAAGAACCATATGAAACGATGATGGCTATATACAACAATCTGGGACCAGAAAGGAGTAACAAGTGAATAATCAGGCAATAAAAGCAGATAAAGGTAAACTGAAACTCTCACTAGTACCAACTGAGATAATACGTGCAATAGCCAGAGTACGTATGTACGGTAATGCTAAATATCCAAAAGGCGGTCCAAATAACTGGAAGAACGTAGAGATTCAAAGATATAGAGATGCGCTTCTCAGACATACCCTACTCTACATCGAAGATCCATATGGATTAGATGAAGAATCAGGACTGCCTCATCTTGAACATATAGCTTGTAACGTAGCTTTTCTATGTGAACAGCAGAAAGGATTATACTAATGTTAAAAGAACTAGCTTATAAAATCGTATATAACGATCTAATGAAATGTCCTATATGCAGAGGTATCTACGATGCAAAACATGGAAAAGATAGCTTTATGTATGGAATCAGCCTTGTAATGGAGGCTATAGCATATCAGGTAAGCGAAAAAACATTAGACGAATTTAATGACATATTCATGGATAATATGACCAAATCAAAGGAGAAATACAATGACTAATCCAGAAGATATTTTCGTAAGAGATGATTTCGATTTCACACAGAAGTGGACATCAGGTATAGATTATAATCAGTTCAATGCAGGTGAACTCGACCTCTCAGAACTCGATATAGTAATAGACATCAAAAACATAGATCAATATCCAAATGAAGAATATGCTCTTCTGCGTAAAAATGGTTTAGGAACATCAGACTCTTCTATAGTTCTCGGAGTAAATCCATATAAGACAAGAAGCGACCTGATAGCTGAGAAATGCAGGAACTATCTGACAGATGAAGAGCTGGCTGTAGGAGATAAATCAGCTGTAAGAAAAGGTCGTGACCTGGAACCTATGATCATCTACAAGCACAGTCAGATAATGGACAGACACATAATCAAACCGATAGACATGTACAGGCATAAAGAGTATCCTCACATCAAATTCAACTTCGATGGAGTACTCGATAAACTGTACAACGATGATGGAACATATCAGTATATTCCAGATGAAATCAAAGTAGTTACTATCTACGGTATGAAACATTATCAGTTCGATAAAGCATTCTTCAGAGAACATAAAGGATTCAGTATTATTCCACCACATTATGAAGAGGAGAATATCAGCATCGAAGGTAAAGCTGGACTATATGGAATTCCACCATATTATTACACTCAGCTTCAACAGCAGATATTCGGACTGAATGCACCATATGGATTCCTGACAGTTCTAAATGAAAAGAACTGGGAAATCAATTCATTCTTCGTATGGAGGGATCAGAAAGTAATCAATCAGTTGATAATCGAAGACAGTAAAGTCTGGGATATAATAGAAAAGAAACGACCAGCAGGATTCGATTTAGGAGTAAAAATAAGATAACCAAAAAGGGAAGCTTCGGCTTCCCTTTTCTTTTACCTAGTATAGAACGAATATTTATTATAACCACCGCCATATGGATACTGAACACGTGGTGATAATAAACGATTCAATTTCTTAGCAGGTTCTGGATTATGATACTGATAATTATACTGATAATTCAGCCTGTAGTAACCCTCTTCATCATTCCAACCATAACCGGTATAGTAATGACTCGGAAGAGTCCTGCCCTTATATGGCTTCTTATTAAAATTAAAATTCTTCCAGTGACTATAACGTTTCCATCCTCTATATCCTCTACCACCAAATGTATGCTTAAACTTCTCGAAGACACGAGCATTATAAGCATCATTAGTAGTAAGAATATATTTTCCACTATCAGTTACTAAGAAACCATCACGAGATACATGGAACTTCACATCTTCATTCTGAAGTCTAGGAATCGCAAGTCTTGAGAAATACTCATCATAATCTTCCCCACCGAAGAACTTACCTACAGTAACGATAGAAGAATCCTGAGCCTTCACAAACTTATGCTGTGCCCTATCCCAAACTTCGCCATATAGTGCAAGCCTGAGAGATTTAACTTCATTAAAGCTCTTAGTATCATTAAGACCGCCAGCCATATAATGATTATCATCTACATAAGTATTCTGATTACCATCCCATCTCAATCCAAACTTCTCATATATGAGTCTGGATTTCTGCTCCCACGGCATGTCTGGGTCATTAAGACCACCAGATATATAATCTTCTTCATAAACGAACTTACGCTGATTATAATCATAAACTTTGCCGTACCTATTCTTCATCCATTTCTGAAGCTTTTCCCAAGCATCAGGGTCATTTTCGAAGTCGAAATTAACATCGAAATTACCAGCAGATAACTCAGATGGAACGACAAATTTATGAGCATTAGGATCCCATATCTTTCCGAAATGAACCATCATATAAGCCTGAACATCTTCCCAAGTAGCATTCGGATCATTAGCACCATAAGTATTCTTATCAGCTAATGGAACGATTTTTCCGAGATTAGCATCATACCACTTCCCTTGTTTCTCAAGTTCAAGCTGCCACTCATCAAAATCAACTTTTCCACCTGAAGAATAATCCTTACGAATACCAAGCACACCTGCAAAAGACAACACTTGGAAAAGTGTGTCCATAGTAGGACCGCCATTCTCAAATGTACCAGGCAACCGTCGAGCTAAAGATATAGCCTGATTCATAATACTACCACCAGGTAACAATCCTATAGCAGTTTCAGTAGTCATATCTTTAGATAAATCCCAATCCACATCGCTGAAAAACTCCTTAGAATTCAAACCAAAAGCATAACCTGAAAATCTGAGAGCTTCTTTAAGAACAGGATTCAATCCACCATACTTACCTATCAAAGCGTCAGGACCACCATAGAAATCATTCACAGCAGATAAGAATGAATTACCAACTTTGATACTCAGACCTGTATCTCCAAGAGGAATAGCACCATTCTGGAAAAACATATCATCTTCATAATCAGTAGACTGTCCACTCTCGATCATATTCTCGATAGAATCCTCAGCTATAGTCCCATAGACATCTTCGAAATATCTGAAAAATCTAGGATTCTCATCCATCATACGCATCCAATACATAAAGTTATTATAACGGAATGTAATGAACGGCATGATAGTCTCAAGCTTATTAAACGCACCCCACGAAGGCGCAGTATAGAACTGCGTCATATGAATATGCTTAGTGATCTGATTCTGCGACAATCCCATATCCCTAAGATACATAGTCTGAGAATAACGAGCGAGACTCTCGACAGCACCAAAAGGCTTGAACATAAAATTGATAGTCTTATCAAAAATACCAGAAGCCTCAGAATTACGCATATTAACACTAAGCCTGCGCATCATATCTTCAAACTGCCCCATCGTAGCAGTATCAGCAATACGACGACCAAGATAAATATCGAGAAAATCCGTTTGGCTGAGAGGTAAATCTGTCTCGGAAGAAAGATATTTCTTAAATGCTGTGTTGATATCCTTCTCGCTTAATCCTCGGAGTCCTGCATCTTCAGCATTAAGTGAACGGATACCGCCTCTTTCAATAGTCATCTTATTCATGAAATATCTGTCAGCTGATTTAAACTGATCCGCATCCATAACACCTCGTAATAATTCGAAGTCTTCGAATGTCATGTCAGTTTTAAATGCTCTCTGAATCATTTCCCAGTTTGACTTAGTAAGTAATGCTGGGTCAGCTTTCAGAATTCTGGAATAAGTTCCGATATCTCTCGCAGCCTTAGCCTGATAAGGAAGTAATGTAAATACATTAGTAATATCTTCACCGTTATCAAGCGCAGCTTTTGTCGTTGCGTCTATGTAGTTACGTATCCATGTACCAGGTTTGACTAAAGCAAACGCCTTGTATACTAACATATACTTACTAAGTAATCTGCGATAATAACCATCCTGTGTAGAGCGATTCATCGTATCAGCTATTTCATAATACATATCATATGGTAGTATAGTTGTGTTTGGTGCTTCTTTAGCAACCTGAAGTGAAGCAAGGTTATCAACTTTCAGTCGTTCAACCTGCAGTCCTGTTCTTGTGTTTGGATTTGATGTAAGAGTAACTACAACATAATCTGGATTATTTCCAAAGTAATCCATAAGTTCTTTATCGCTGAAGTGTTTAGATAACTCATTAAACTGTAATGTGCTGTCGCTGTTAAACACTTCATTAATAAGTACCGCATCTTCTTTAGCTACATCAGCTTGTCTGCTGAGTGTATCAAGGAAATCCAGGAGTATGTCTGTATCTTCATTACGTACAAATCCAGGATCGTAGATAACATCTCTTGCCATATCAGATAAAAGTACGCCTTTAGGTGAAAGCATATCATACATCTCTGATGGTAGTGTTTCCAGGTATTCTTCAGCCTGTCTGCGACTTACTGTCTTTCCAGATGTACCATTGATTTTACCCTGTGATAATATCCGAGTATCTTCCCAACAGGATTTAAGATGTTCATAGATTTCACGGAACTCATCTATATCATCTAAATCGAGTACATTCTTAAGCTCATCGAAGTCAACAAAATCGACAGCGTGTTTAACCGTTCTTTCGAAAGGTCTACCATTAAGGAAACGCTTTGTTCCATCAGTAGTGATATCAGCATTGTAATTAAGATAGATGAAGATATTACCAGTAGTCCGGTCCTCATAATAACTAAGGAAGTCAGCACCAGCTTTCTGAAACTCTTTCACTGAAGAAACCAACTCACGCATCTCAGCTGTAGTATAAGCGTGAGAATTAAACACGAGATGATTAAAGTCGTTATATACAAGTTCAGAAAGAAGAAGATCCTGATTAAATTTACCATCTACTCCACGTAAGGAATCCAAAGCTTGCTGACGCAACTTAAGATGATAGCCATTCGAAGCTTCTCTGATGAAAGTCTGAAAGGATTCTCTTCTGGAAATATCAGTGACATCCAACATATCGTAGAGTGACTTAACATTCGCATATGCCATTCCAGTAAGTCTATCAGTACGAGAATGAATTCCAGCATTGATGTAATACCTGTCTATCCAATCGAGCTGACGAATACTGGAGCCGAGATTAGCATTAGCTTCACTAAGTCTAGTAGCCATATCTATTCCCTCTTTCATCACACCGTCTTTATAAGAATAAACAGTTTTGAAATAATCCGATTTAGCTGCAGACTTAAATATCTCGGGACGCTTCTCACCTTCGAAGAGCGCAAAAACATCATCATACTCGCTTGAAGAAAAGATGTTAAAACCTTTGAATGAACCTTTATTAGTAAACTCATCGAATATACGGGATCGATAAGTATTAAAATAGTCCATAAGCTCATTAAAGAACTCTTCAGTTAATTCTGCCTTTTCAGGATCTGAATTATAAGCTTCCCAAATAGACGCCTTACCAGACTTATAAGATTCCCATAACGCAGACGAATCCTCTTTGGTCATCATATAGCCTTCGGATGATAACTCTTTTATCTTAGTACGATAATCATCCCATATACCTGAAGCTTCTTTTTTAACTTGATCACGTAATTTAGCTAATTCTTCTTTAGATATGTCATATGGATACCAAGTCTCTTCGATATGTGCCTGAATCAAAATTCGAGCATCGTCAAATTTTTCAGCCATATCTTTTGGTAACGGCCTATTTCCAACATAATCCTGTTTTAACCTGATAAGGTTTTGATATTCTTTCTTTACCTCATCTACTTTAGCTTTAGTAGTTCTGTATAATGCTTCATGTTCTGCTTTAGCTTTACGATAAGTGTCCCATACTTCATTAAACTTCTTTTTAGCAGAAGTGTATGCTTCATCCTTTAATTCCTTATAGACAGATTTATAATCACTCCATAATTCTGAATTAGCTGATTTGGTTTGATTATATAAATCAGAAACATCACCTCTAGTTGCTTTATATAAATCATCTAATTTATGCTTAAGTGAATTTACAATTTCCACTTTATCAGCCATAGCTTTAGTAGTATCACCAAAGCACCAGAATCTAATATAATCATCATAAAGCTTCTGACTGAGAAGATATGATTCTACAGCAGTATCAGGTGTTTTAATATTTGCAAGATAACTGTATTCACTACCAGCCGAATAATTCTTGCCTATATTTCTGACAGTATTAATGACATCATCGAATTGATCCTTGTAAGGTGCCAGATAAGCTTCAGCTCCACTAGCGATGTTATGGTCCCTATTACGAATAACATACTGAGAGAGATTATGCATCTTCTGAAGTGATGAGATATCAGACTTCATCTGCCCGGTATCTGCGTCTTCTATATCAAAGAATGACATAACATCTTTCACATAGATTCTGGATTCTATATTTACAGAATCTTTACCAGCTGCACGAAGTGCTATAGCTACTTCATTATCTCCACCTGTATTTGATAAGAAAGCGAACTGTTTAGGATACTTAGCAAAGTCAGCTATATCCTGCATAGCATGCTTATAAGCCTCCATATCAACAGCTCCACCTGAAGAAGCCTGAACTATAGCTTTTCTGACAGCTGCCAACTCATCATCCACAGGTGATGTAGATTCATAAAGTACACGCTCAAAGACTTTACCATACTCTTCAAAATCAAACGGATCGAAGTTATCTCCAGCAAAGTCATTGATATCTCTGACATAATCCTGAAGCATTTCCTCAATCTGATTGAGTTCATCTACAGTAAAGCTTTCATCTCCAGCTTTAGAAGCAAGCCTACTGTATGTATTATCTGAAGCATCCTGAATTCTTCTGGAGAAATTTTCAAGATAACCTCTTGTCTTACTATCGTCAGGCATCTGTCCATAAAGTTCAGATGCACGCTTATTGAGGAAAGGAAGATTGAAACCATCGAGATCATGTACAACAAGAGTAGGAACGCCAACCTCAGTAGACCTTCCAAGTTTCTTACTAGTTTTCTTTACGACAGTTTCATTCTGAAGGAAAGCACAGAACTCTTCGATAACATCACTCTCAGATTTCATAGCTTCTTCATCAGCTGCTCTATAAAGATTACGTACAGTATCGTGCAGCTGAGAAGAACTAAGTCCCTTCATATCAAGTTTACGAAGAACGTTCTCAGAAATACCATCTATCTGAGCATCAGACATTCCACGCTTAAACAGAATAGGTTCATCTGGAATGACATCCAGAATCTTTTCCATTGTAAGTGGGTCTGTATCAGATACATCAATATGCTGCCATTTAATACAGGAAATAGAAGTTATCTCATTGATTTCAGTACTAAGTCCTGATGAGTTTATATGAAAGAATATAGGAGTGTTGCCTTTGGCAAGCTTTCCATTATATTCAGTAATAATATCTGGATCCATCAGAAGAGATGCAAGCATCTGCTTCTTGACATAAGCATTAGGGTCCAAAGCGCTCGCATTAACGATACGATCATATTTAGCTCTAAGCCTCACACCTTTCTTAGGGTCTTCGAATTCCTTAAGATAAGGCTGAATAAACTTACTAGGATTATCAGTATTAATAGACTTTAGCATATCAGTAAGTCCATTGATTCCTACTTTAGGAGTTCCACCCTGAGTTCTGGCTGTAGTTTCGAGGTTCCTGCGAAGGAGGCCAGGAGTGGAAAGAGTATCAGTAAGTGTACCGTGTGCTCTACCAAAATTATTACCAAGACCGTTGAGTACAGTATGAAGCTTATTATCAGAAAGAGTATTGATGCTCTTAAGCTGTTTAGTAAGAATCTCAGTACGGTCACGTCCATACTTGAGTTCCTGCAGCCTCATAACATCTTTAGCAAAAGTATCTGCTGCTAAATCAACATTATCCAGACTCTTTGTCTCAAGAATACTAACTGCAGGAGCAATGATGTTATCGTAGTCTGCACCATAAGCTTTAGCTATAGCAGGAGCCTGTGTGAACTTCTGCATCATCGCCATCCTATCTACATGCATGATTGTAACCACTTCATTATCTTTCAGAGAAATGACATCGAGACCACGGATAGTATCCTTGAGTTTTCTGAGGTCTGCCATTCTAGGATCACTATGAATCATTCCAGCTGTATTAGTTGTGATTTCGCTGGCTTTAAGATGTTCACTTGTGAGTAGACTACGTTTAGCAGACTCGATACATTTAAGAGCATCGTCAAGAGATAACTCATTAGGAGAACCTGCTGTAGTTTCCAGTAGCGGGGCGAGCTTACGTACATAAGCATCTTTATTAGCAGGGTCTAAAAGATAAGCATAGTTGTGTTTGATAAAGCTCTTGAACTCATTGACCTTAACAGTACGCTTTACGATAGTATCAGAAGATTGACTGACTGCTGATACAGCTTTCTTCATAGTCTTCTTATCCAAAGGAGTATCAGAAAATACACCGGACCTTAAATCAGCGATGATATTATCAACTTCATCTACACTGAGTTCGAAAGGAACTTTATCTACAACCTGAGTACGTAAATCCATAATAACTTTATTGTCCATGTTATCTCTGAACAATCTACGTACATCATCTATATTCTCAGCATGATTAAGTTCAGTGAGAAAATCTGCAACAGCAGCATCAGACTGTTTGTAAATAGTATTTTCAAGCGTAGTAAAATTACGCATCAATCTGTCATAAGCTGCGCTGAGATCTCCCGCATATCTGACATCATAACTATCAACCTGAGTAACAAGCTGATTAATATCTCTGTATTTACCACCTGTAATTGCAGATATCTGATCACCAACAAACTTATAGGCTTCTTCAACAGTCATCTTTCCATCCATAAAATCCTTAGTTACTTTTGGAAGTGACTTAGAAACCTTGTCATATTCGTGAACAATACTTTTCAGTCCTGCTCTTACAGACTCTTCATCAAGTTGCCCGCCATTATACTTTGCCATCAGATCAGGGAACTTAGTAACGTCTACAGCTTTAGTTACTTCATCACGAACAGCTGAAGCAGCAGCGGCCTTTCTAAGACGTTTAGCATAATAGTAACGTCCTACTGCTGTATCGTTGAGCAGTATACACTTACCCTGTTTAACACCTTTCACTACTCCCCACGGAGCTGCGAATGAAGACTTAATAATTGCAGAGTCAATACCGTCTATAGCCTTATCCATATAATAGGCTGCCTTGAATGTTTTAGTTTCTAAAGCATCTCTAGCCCATCCTGTAGACTTGATTATGTCAGTACTGATATTCTGATTCTTACTGAAAAGATGTGCGCTAACTGTATCCGCAAAAGCACGCTTATTGGCTTTGTAAAGACGAGCACCTTCAGGAGTGCTGGCATTACCAAATAAGTGTGGCATATCTGTTTCAAGAGTATGAAGAAGAACATTAACATCATCTCCAAAATTCTGAGAATTCTTGAAGATAATATTTTTACCTTCATTTGAGCTGATAAATGCTGATATAGCACGCTTCACACGCTTATCTTTCATTAATGCTTTAGCATCGTCAGCATTATCAAGCACATTAATAAGACCATCACGAACAGCGAGTTCAGCTGAAGAAAGGACAGTATTTTTAGAAATGTTCTTAGCCACGCCACCAAACACAAGCCCAGGATCAAGAACAGACTCTACAATAATATCTGACGCCATTGAACCTGTATCGGCATTGAAAGCTGCGCTAGGATCTGAATAAGCTTTCTTTACATTTTCAACAGCCTGAGATACATCTTGCATACCTCTATTCTTGAAGAAATTCTCATCGAGATCATTGTAAATAGTACGCCAGTTGATTCCCTCTTTAGCAAAAGCCTGATTCAGTTTAGCAATAAGCTCTTCTTCAGACATATTAGCTTTAGAAGAAGCCAAGTCTGCTTTAGTTGCTTCACCAGGATGCGCTTTAAGAAGAAGCTCATAACCACCGTTATCCATGAATATTTTCTGTGCTCGCTGAGATTCTTCATCTGTACGTCCATCAAGCTTGACCCAATAAACGTTCTGGCCTTTAAAGGTCGTATTACGTCCACCCATCACAGTAGAGCCTGCAGTAAAAGCACGAACGCCTCTGGATGCTATGTCCATAGTGTCCATCATATTCCAGAGCGCATTACCGCCAGCAGTAAGTATATGTCCAGCTTTGATAGGATTAATAACATAATCCCTGAAATAATTAGCTGTATTATTTTTAAGCTGTTTCCAACTACGCGAAGAAACAGCGATATCAAGGAAAGAGTCGATATCGCTTTCTTCATGCGATGTACTGAAAGCAGATTTATATGGAGTCTTAGCCCTTACCTGCTGATCCTGCCAAGCTTTATCGTAAGCATCAGCAGTAGACTGAACTACATCGTGAGAATAAGTTTTATAGTATTCCCATGTATCTATATTTGCAGAAGTAGGCTGGATCCAAGGCGGAAGAGGAGCATCTTCTGTAAACTGCTTCTCAGTATGAACTGAACCATCTTCAGGATTGAATGCTTTAACATCCCTAAGATAACGGCTCATATAAGTCTCATACTGTTTCTGTCTGGTGACAGCCTCATTGTACTGTTCTTCAGACGTAAATCCTTCACCACCAGCAGCGTCACCAAGAATCCAATTCATGAGAGATTCGCTATCAGTCATCCAGTCCTGTCCACGCCCTATCATAAGATCATGAGCATCAGGGCCAATATCAGAATGAGGAAGAGCATATTTATCATAAAAGTGAGCAGTAAGCGCATCTGTTGATGTATCACGCTTTGCTGCAAATTCTGCATAAGCTTTCATATCTCCAGGCTGAGGAATAATACTGTTAAGCGTATCTCTAGCCTGAGTACCAGCTCTGCTGTACTGTCCACCACTATATGAGAAATTAAAAGCTCCAGCATTAGCAAGAGAGGAGGAATCACTTCCTCCCCTTGCGTTCTGCTGAAGTTGTGTAGGATTTCCATTAAAGAATTCCTTTACAGATTTCACAATATTGCTATCTCTTGCGACGGTAGAATTATTGTACTGTCTCTGTGCTCTCCTAGCAGTTTCCTGTCGAGTAACTTTCTTAACAGTATCTTTACCTATGTTAGTAACGAGGTTCTTAATACGGTTCTGAGGTTTAACGGACCTCTGAGTCCGTCGAACCTGTTTCATACCGCCTTCAAAGAATCTAGCCATAATGTAAACTCCTTACTTCTTATTTCTGTTAGTATTGTCAGTCTTCTTTACAGTCTGCTCTATCCTCAGATTAGTAGCATTGGTAGCGTTATTCATACGCTCCTGAGCTGCATTAGTCTCAGCAGTCTGACGTTCCTGTGAAGCAGCTGTATCAGATGCTCCAGCAAGTTCACCAAGACCCTGAGCTGCGCCCTGAGCTGCGTATGATCTGTCAGATGCATAAGCTGAAGTAGCAGCATCGTACATCTTGTTAGTAGCATCGATAGCAGTATTAAGTGCATCAACGTTATTCTGAGCAAGAGCAGCGGTCCTTTCTCTGCCAATATTATTGACATTACGAAGACCTTCTGTAGTAGTCTGTGCATTCTGCTGTCCGAGTCCAAGCAATGCCTGAAGAGCTGTAGCATTAGCAGCACCTACGTTAGCTCCAGAAGAGCCAGAACCTATGAGATTCCTACGCATCTCTGCAATCGCATTCTTCGTATTAGCATAACTTGTATCTTCTGCATTAATAGCATCCTGTACAGCCTGTGCACGCTGTACATCGAAATCAGCATTTGTAGCATCACGGAGAAGATTGCTGATGTAGTTCTCATCCTGAAATCTCTGATAGTCCTTTCTGACTGTCTGATCATTAGCTACGTATGAGTTGAGGTCATTGACACGCAGACCTCTTACGATATTGTTAAGGCTTGCAACAGCATCCTTAGCAATTTGACTAGAACTGTACGCCATAGTTGTTACCTCACTTAACTCTAGTTGTATACTTCAGACAAATCCAGCCTGCGCCGGACTTAAGCTTACCCCATCCGTTCTTAGTCTCCACGATAGTATAAATACCAGGCTTTATGAAACCTTTACGCTTATGCTTCGTACTAGGACCTGTACGGATATTCAGATCGCTGACTTTAACCCTTACCTTAAAATCGATGCGATCATAATTGCCGAGAAGCCTGTTGACTTCATCAGCTATATATTTAAACTTGGACTTCAGGTATGTGCCAGGACAAGCTGTAGAAACTACCCAGCAATGCATACAGAGATTACCTGAAAGGTCGCCTGTATAATTGATTTCCTTGATTCCGTTACGCCTGCAGATATCAGCTATCAGTTTGATGGTAGTAGCGATAGTAGTATCAGAGACGTGCCAGTAACCTGAAGCACCCTTGTCATTAGCAAGTTCGATTCCGATGGAACGCTGATTATAGGCAAAGTTGCCACAATGCCATGCTGTATCAGATTCATCTACGTAGCATCCGATATTCTTACCATTAACACCATAATGTGCAGAGGCAGGTCTATCCCTGAATACTCTTCCGCACTGCTGGACTGTAAGATTGCCAGCCATATGATGAATGAATATCTTTTCAATCTTATGTTTTCCGCGTCCCTTGTTCTTATGAGAAGTGATGGCAGTATAAGTAGTCAGTCCTGATTTACTCATCGTCATCATCTCCCTTCCCCATATTCAGAAGTTCATCTGCATCCATAGGGAGTTTCAGATGCTGTTTAAAGACCTGATTAAGTCCAACAGCTGCAAGTCCAGAAACCATACCCTTTACTATGCTCTCATAAGAGATGCCAAGTAGAATAGCACCAGAGATACCACCAAACACCAGTAGTATGGTGGGGATCCATCTGTCATCAGTTGGCATCCAGTTTTTAAGTACATATCCTATTGCCAGAGAGCCGACAACTATCAGAGGAATCATGTACTGTTCAATAACGATGTCCATAATAATCACCTACCCTTTAAAACACAACATATAGTATTTCCATTATCATTATAGCACAATATATAGTATTTACAACTAAAAGAAAAGCAGGCTGTTACACCTGCCAATCTTTTCATTCTCTGTTGAGTAAGAAGTCGTTTAATTTCTCCTCCTGTTTTTCCATCTTGCCAGTATTATTATCAGTCCTGAGATGATTCAGAATAATAAGGTCATCCTGCAGGAGGATAGGCAGAGCTTTCAACATGAAAGCAAACTGCTTTCTTAACTCTCTTATATCATCATGATCATCTTTGATACGCTTATCATAAATCTCGAAGTGAGCCTTTACAGACTCACCAGGCTTCTTAACAGCTTTTACAACTTTTATAAAATTGCTGGCTGCTACGAAGACTGTGGTGAATCCACCGCATAAAGCCACGAAACCTAAGATAAGCACTTTCCATGTGATTGTTACCGTCATATAACATCACTCTCCTTGCATGTATATTAAATAAACACAAATAGCTATCTCTTAGTAATCAGTCGCATCAAATACAGAAATCGTACCATCGCTAGCATATTTTATACTTCTGTCCCAGGCGTCATAATTGCGATATAATATACACGCTTGCCCATCAATATATTCATAGCTTCCATATAACGGATAAGTACTTGGATCGTTGGGGTATGTAAAGCTATTCATAATCACGGCAGCATACATATAATCACTCTGCACCAAACTAAAACATTGATTATAGGTTTTATTACATGTTATAGCCCCACTTGGTGTACCATCTGGAGTCCATGTAGCACTAAAAACGGGCATATCAACTCCGCTCGGTGGTGTGGCTGTACCAGTCTGACGCCCACTTCTATTTATAAATGTTTTTCCACTTGCTACATCGGACGAAGTAGCATTTCCGTATGGCAAGTAATATGTATTATACACCTCTGGGATTACCCTTGATGAATAATAACTGTAACATAACTCAACAAGGTCGTGTGCGGTGCGCGAAAATACGCCTATGTAAAAGCAGTCATCAGAAGGAGTTCCAGTATCGACATACTCATAATAACCAACTATATAGTCAGTTGAGCATACGACCAGTCGTTTCCCATCCTGATACGCAGATTTAATCTCTGCAAAGGTCTTATCAATCGTGAAATTATCTTGCCCGTCCTTGCTTGCGGTGATGATGAAATCATTACTTCCACCAGAAGGCAGATTCTGTATCGCACTCACAAATCCGCTAGGAAACTCAAGTGTTCCTGATATCGAACCTTTTACTCTGATAGCGTCAGCTACTGATGTTAACGAATCGTCATTTACTATTTTGTATGCCATTAGTAGTTGCTCCCTTCTGCATTATCCAAGTCGATTGAGATGACTCCGTTTGTGATGTCAATGCCTGTTCCTGCTGTGTATGCTGAATCACCTTTATCGCCTTTATCACCCTTCTCACCTTTATCTCCTCTAGGAATTCCAAGGTTAAGTGAAGGATTCTGAGGGTCGCCTGTAATAGTTGCAGTAGCCTGTGAACCAGGTGTGAGTGTGGAAACGATTCCTATCTGGAATCTAGGTGTGGCTGCTTCAGCAAGGTCATCAAGTTCTTCCTGAGTGAAATCTCCATATGTGAAAGCATCACCTTTATCACCAGGATCACCTGGGTCACCTTTTTCGCCCTTAATAGAATAAGGTGAAATATACTGCGTACCGTCACTCATGGTGATTACAAGACTGCCATCTTCACCATAAACTACTGAAGCGATACCTATACCATCTTCACCTCTATCACCTTTCTCACCTTTCATAGACTGTACAGAAGTAAATTGCTGTCCATCTGAAAGATCGATAGTAACAGTACCGTCTGAGTTATATGTGATATTAGTAATATTAGCACAATCATTACCATTGAACTCGCCCCTGGCTACTCTCTGAGCTAAGTCGAGAATAGCAGCATCAACAGCATCTCTAGCTATCTCTATTTCAGCTACAAATACATCATACTTAGATGGTGTAGGTGTAGGAATAATTACATTATCACGAATCTGGAATTCTACTACAGGAGTGATACTTGTAGAACTGATAACAGATTCATCTATATATTTATCGCCTGCAAGTTTGACCTGAATAATTCCACCACGTCTATAGATTTCAGGATCTATAAAACAGTTATTATTAGAATCAAGCATTACCTCATAATGTTTATTATAAGTGGCAGACTTAAAGATAGCACAGATAGCATCTATATCTTCCCATTCAGTACCACGTACATCAAAGTGGCATTTTATGTAGTTGATAGATATGGCTGTAGAAGCTATTTCAGAATCCAAGCATCTGAATCCCTCGTTATCTATTTTAAATCTAAGTAACATATAAGACCTCCTTTACGCTGTACGTTCCCAAATGTTGTATGCCCTGTAAGGTGGCATATTCTTACCAGCACCGCTCACACCAGCGTTGGCTACAGAGACTGAAACCGTATGTGTATGCGCGCCATCAGAAGCAGCAGAACCTGAAACGGAGTGCGTATGTGCGCCTGCCCAAGGAATACTACTATAACCGCCCCAGCTACCACCTTTCTTAACCTGAGTCATATGCCATCCTTTTCCGCTGATTTCACCGACATCCTCACTTTCGCGTGTACCTATGTAAACTGAGAAAGTCCATCCATTACCTGGATGATCATGCCCACCTGCTGAAGCTGCTGTAGCTGAAACAATATGAGTATGTGCACCTGCTGAGTCTGTAGAACCAGAACCTATATGGCTGTGTTCGACAACTATAGCATCAGCACTGCCACCCTGAGAACCGTCAGGATACAGATTACCAGCACCTACTATCATAAGATCAGGACGAAGGGTCCATGTGCCTCCGAGGTAAGCACTAGGATCACTACCGCCTATCTTTATAGAGCCTACAGGAAAAAACAAATTAAGAATTACACTCTTAACATTAGGATCGAGAAGCTGTGTAATCATAACATCCTGTAATTGATTTGTATGTATAGCGGTTTTATCGTATATGTCACCGATAACACCATCGATAACAAGTTCAGAATATAATGCTGACATGGCTCTCCTCCTATCTCATGTTCATTATTCTTGAAATCCAGTTAATGCCTAACAATTCAAATCTCTTTTCATTACGTGAAAGTAATTTCAGACGAGGAGCTGCGCCTTTACCTGAAATAGCAACACGTATCTTCCAAAGCGAAATATCAGGCATTAGTGACTGGTCTATAGTCCACTGGTTTGTCATATCTATATCGTCCAGATCAACCTCAAGGAATGGAGTTGAATCGACATAGACAATACCATACTCAGGATCGAATTCATCAATTACCTGAGTAACATCATATTTGTAAAACAGTTTACGAGGAGCGCCATCAAGAATGAACTCCATACCGAACTGTAGGTTTCTCTTATCTAAATTATTTACCTGTATCTGAAGCTCACGATAACGCTTTTTAGCCTGAGACTCATCTTCACGATATCCTGTGTCAAGGAACTGATAATTCCTGAAAGTGAAGTATTCTTCGTCAGAGTTATATACTTCACGAAGTGTGCGAGCTACATCTTTAGTATTGAATCCGGAATAATAACCTTCAACACTAAGAAGATAAACAGTAGTATTTGTAGCATCTGCATAAGATTCACCAAATACTACAGCACCGCTATCATCCACATAAGCTACACCACTAGGAATAATAAGTCTGCGTTCTTCAGAAGTAACAGAAGCTTCATCAGGGTCGAAAAGAATAGGTACTGCATTAGGAAGATACTCACCTCTTACAGCCTTCTTATCCCATGTGAATATCTGAATAATACGTCTGGCAGATTTTTGAGTAGGATCATCTACATTGACAGCATCTATAAGTGATGTAGTAGCTAATAGTCCTGTTTCAGTAGCATTATGCTTAAACGGAAATATAATTCTGGCTGATTCAAATACCCACACTTTCCAGGTCCTATCTACGGTATTGTAGATAACATCGAAGTGAAGTAATGCGTCAGAATCATCAAACTTATACAGATACAAATTATGGATATCCTCATAATCGAGGAAGTTGTAATAAGTTATAAGCTCATAATCGCCAAGATAATCGTAAGTCTCACGCAATATATTCTGTACACTAACTGCGAAATTATCGAAGAAACTTGTGATAGGTGTGGTAATAGGAGCTAATGTAAGTTCCCCTGTCTGAGACTGTGCTTTAGGAACCATCATGTAATAATAGTTGCCTGATTTGAAATACAGCATGTTTCTGACAGTCTGAACGAGATGCTTATCCCAAGCATTGATGCTGAGATGAGATTGAAGCACCTCAGTCTTCCAGCTATTACCATCTTCCGCAAGCGTTACAGAATAAAGTTTATTCGTAGTAAACACAACAAGAGAATCCATAAACTCTGTAGCATAGACTATAGGCTCATCGAAGATAGTAATGTTGTTAGGATAAGGGAAATAAGATGGTTCATTATAATCACTAATGAAGAGTATAGTCGGATCCTTAGGTACTCCCCAAAGTACTATACGTCCATTCCAAGCTTCCATTCCTGTAGCTGTTGAAAGGTCATAGACCTCCTGATCAACTGCAGAAGCAGCACCATAGTTCTCAGCATTAAAATCAAAGCCTACAACCATAGCCTTTTCGACAGTATCATAAACAGTAGACGATACGTGACCATCATTATCAACATATGGATAAACTGAAACACGAATCATCATGTCAGCTGCAGGTGGCTGGAATGTACAGGTAAGTTCAGTAGTCTGGTCTATAACTTCAGTAGTTCGCTGTACGAGCGTCCAATCTGCTGAAGTAGTTTCACGCCATTCCCATACGACATCATACTTAGACTTAGTAGGAATCGTATAGTCTACATTAAAGTAAGCTCTGAATCTGACATACTGATTCTTCTTAGGAGTCATCATAAGCTTATTAGAAGATGGATCATAAGGAAGAATACCTTCAAACTCGAATACAGAGGCAGTATACTGGTCCTCAAACTGATAAGCTCCTTCACCAGCCAGCATATTGTAACCATAAGTCACAGCCTCAGATACTCTAAGCCTCTTAGGTTCAACAGCCCTATACTGATACCTCTTAGGAATAGCTTCATCATCGAAGTAAGTCTGATAAAGTTTAGCAGTACCAAGCTCATCTTCTCCAAAGAAATAATAGCTGTTACCAAAAGCAAACGTACCTACTGGAAATTCAGTACGCCGCACAGGATCAACAGCTAATGGAATATTATGTATAACAGGTAGGTCAGAGGTGTAATAATAAGCCTTAGCTATATTACTATAAGCACTGCTGGAATACCTGATATCATATGAATAATCATCTGTAACATCGACAGTAGAAAAACGAGATGCTCTTTCTGAAGTGACAAAGATGAGGGGTCCTTTAGTCTCAAAGTCACCATCAAGCATACCGAGAACTATTTGATAGTAAACTCTACCATTCTCCACACACTCCTTAACATCCTTAATAGCAAGGCTGTCACTGAGTAAAGGAGAACCTTCCTCTATCTCATAATCCATATCAGGAAATATAAGCTGATATGGTCTGATGCCTGGACGTGGAATAAGCGCTCCGTTATCTTTTTCATACGTAAAGTTGACAAGGGATTTCACATAACCCTCGTCAACAAAACCATTCGTACTCATCATTCCGTGACTGAAGTCAGTCTCCAGAACTGCTCTGCGCTGATTACGAGTATATTGTTTGTACGGAGCAGATTTAGCCATAACTACCTCCACATACAGTCACAGAACGGAAGAAACTCATAAGGGAAGTCCTTAATAGGGACACTTCCTGAACTGTCTGACTGGAATATCTCAGGAACTTCATCTATATAATCACGAGTCATATAGAACAAAGCTTCTTCATATTTTCCAGCATATTCTTCATCATAGACGGTGCCCTCTTCATCCATAGTATAAAACTTATGAGCAGCACCAAGAGCAACTACAGATCTGACATATCTATCAGGAAAGTAATCATAAACAGCTGTATCAGCATCCAGAGATGTTACATCCAGCTCTGAAAATGAAGGATACGTTGAATTAAGCCTGCTATTGATATCATCAATAACGGCATCATAAAACGAAATCAGCTTCTGATACACAAGCTGTTCACCTGCAAGATATGTATTTGTAAGCTTTACTATGTCTTTGATTTTCATAGCAGTAGCCTTTCTTTATAGGGAGCCTAAATTAATAGGCTCCCTCTCTGTTTACATTAAGCTTCGAAAGCCGTATCAAGATCCTCTGATGTAGCTGAACCAAGCGCATAAGCACCATCAGCAGCACTCCAGGATGCAAACGCATAACTGATAGTTCCGCTTGTATTCGTAACGGTTACAGGTACAAAACCTTCATCGATGAACTTAAGGAATTCTCTTGGTGTAAAATCTGCAGGATCTTCTACGAAAAGAACTCTACCAGTGTTGAATCCTTTCTTACCTTCTGTAAATCCCTGATTTGTATATGGATAAGCCATGATTATTACCTCCTTGTATAAACACAAGGGTGAGCATTAAGCCCACCCTTTTCCGATTAGAACAAATTAAGTTCTCCAGGCGAAGCTTCGAAGTTTTTCTGAACATCTCCAAGTCTGTTCTTCTTCTGAATCAGCTGATCCTGTCTGAAGATACGTACCTGAATCTCTTCAGCGAACGATGCTGGAACCTCGTAAGTCTTACCATCACACGGAACAGCAACTGAAATGCCGTTCAGAGTAACAGTCATAACTCTGCCGAAATAAGGTCTGTAAAGCGGAGAAACCTGAACAGGAACTTTCTTCTGGGCCTTGAAGGTCTTAGCAAGTGCCTTTCTTTCTCTTTCGCTTTCTGCTACAGCCTTATCAGATTCCTTAGCAATAGCAACTTCAGATATAACTTCATCCTTCTTCTTTGTAGCCATGTTTAAACCTCCAACTAGATCAGGTTAGCTGCTGCAGGTACGCACATGTAGTCTACGATAGCTTCAAGTCTTGTTGAACCGAAGCCTACAGAATTGATCTTGAATCCGATGGACTGTCTCTGATCGATTGGGTCAAGAACGCCAGCAGATCCCTTTGGCTTAGTGTACATTCTTGCATTACCTTCGCCAGTAAGACCTGTTCTTGTCAGAGCATCCTTACCTACGATGAGGATGTGATGTACATTCATCTCATTCCATCCTGTAGAACCATCTGTGTGCTTATACTCAGCAATGTTCCATGTTTCCATATCCGGAATGTATGAAGCTTCCTGATGTGTACGTGAGTCAAGAACGTAACCGCCCTCTTTCTTGTAAACCTTTTCGCCAGTACCAGCCTGAGCATCAAGGAATGAATCCTCGGTGATGGTAGCGTATACGTAGTGAGTCTCACCTGATACGTACTCACTGTCACCGCTTACAGCCTCTCTGTAGATTCTCTTGCACTTCTTAACAGCACCACCTACAACCTTCTCGAACGAACCATCTGCAGGACATACAAGAGTCTCTTCAAATTCCATTCCGAACAGTGGGAACAGAACTGAACCATCGTAAGCATCCTTTGTAGTCTGGTTGATCCTCATGAACTTCTCAACAGTCGGATCCTCGATCATGTCATAAGTCCACTCTGGGCTGACGATAACTTTATACTTACCGTTAGCTCTAGGCTTTACAAGCTGTCTCTTCAGTGAGAGAACGATGAGTCTGAGGTCTGTCATGTTTGGCTTTGAACCATCGACAGTCAGCGACTCAAACAGGTTAGTACCAGAAACATTTCTGCCCATGCCAGCATAGAACTTCTGAGCCTTTGAGAACAGCTCTTCTCTAGCAAGCATATCGAGAGTCTCAATAGCTACGATTGAGTACTCAGCAGAGTAGTGAGCGATTACAGGGTCTACTACCTGGAAGTCAACCTTATCAGTGAACTCCATGTAACGACCGTACTGATGTGCTTCGAGTTCGTACTTCTCTACTGAACCCTTATCTGATTTAGGCGGAATACCTTCCTCAAGAGGTACAGTATGAGCCTGGAGCGGTGCCCATCTGCGAACTACAAGCTTATCAGCTTTATTCTGGATCGGTGCGACATCAGCAAGCTTGTAATACTTGTACTGGTCTGCACCCATTCTGATTGTGTCGAGCAGCTGCTTACTATAGAAAACCTCAGGGTTAGTAAGGTTCTTAGTATTGTTGGCAAGCTGGACAAGAGTATTAATGTCTGCGGTTGGCGCAAGTGCATTAAGGGATACCATAGTTAGTCACCATTACCTTTCTACATTTGCTTCTACA